GCTTCAACGAGATTGACTCCATCCGGCACATACTTTGTCGGACACCAGTCCTCGACTTGCTCGCTGTATGGCTTCAAGAAAACCTCAAAGTCCGATCCAGCATCGAAAATCTGTGCCCCTGGCAAAGCAGCAACAGAATCCCAATCAAACTCAAAAGTCTGGTTGGCATCCATGCCGCGTGTCGGTGCCGCCGCTGTGGCAACAATTGGCAGCATGATTCCAGGAGGAAGCTGCGCCACTACCACTCTTCCGCTAACGTCCAACGTCTTGCCAGTGTATGTCGCACGTACACCTGCCGACACCATCCTCACATGGCTGAACAGATCAAGAACGTCCTGCGCTTTCAATGCAGGAATAAATCCATCCACGCACCATTTTAGATGAGTGGCAGAGCCGGTTACAGCGCCCAAACCAAGCGTTCCCTGAGTTGCTGCAGGAAACGTGGTGTCTGCTGGGGGGGTGCCACCTGAAAAAGGGTGGCCCCAATTACCTGCCGGCACTGGCAAAGTGTTGGTCATCTCGAAGTTAGGTGCGGTGCCGGTTGTTCCGGCCCCTTGTGCTGCAAACTCAGCTGCGTAATGGCAAGGAGCAATGACTCTAAGCGTCCCAGTAGTGGCCGGAATATCACTGATGGTTAGATTGATATCCCTCCAAGTACTGAAAGTGGACGTCGGAATCGGCTCAACATTTGGAATGCGCACGCCGCGCGTCCCAAATGGATCAACTATCGTCTTCAGATACAGCTCATGCTGGTCCGAACGCGAAATGCCAGAACTAACATTGGCATTAGCCATCCTTGTCACCGCACCCTTCGAGTGTAGTCCTTTGTTGGCCAAGCGGCGCTCCTCGTTAATACGAGTGAGCTTTGCCTGCATGGCTTTATATTCCCGCTCCCTACGAGCGGCCCTCTCCATCTCAGATTGAGACATAACAGTGAATGATTCACTAGATGAAGCAGCATTCTTTGGCGCTGATGCTGCTGAACCCCTTTGATTCTTATTACGCTTAATTGTGCTCATTATTATCAAAGGCAGGAGTTTTACGCCCTCCCACGGCGGTTAAGGGTCAGTCGTCACCATCGTTACCCTCCCAGCCCATATCTCTCATAGCGCTCCTAACTGTTTCACGCAGTGCTGTATAATAATCAACAGTGGCTTGTAAAGAAGCTACTGCGTCATCTGCGCTACTATCGGAGCTGGATTGGCTGAAAGGCGCACGTGTTCCGACGACTGAAATGCGATCACCAACTTTAAGCTCTTTGAACATGCGATCCATCGCTTCCTTATCATCGTAAGGCACAACGATCACTCGCTCATGGCTTGGTGAAGACTCTTGTTTTGGCGTCTCAGAGTCTGAACCCCTTTGAGTATCTTGCTGTTTCTCATTCATAGTATTCAAAGGAAGAGGTTTAACGCCCCTCTACGGCGTCATCTAGTAAATATTTACTAAGAGCGATCCCCCGGACGGAATCACCCCTACGTGCAGTGATAACCAAAATCTTTCATGGGTATGCTCTCTACACCACGAAAGTCGAATTTGAAATGTTTAACCTCAGACTCCCAAACGCGTTGCTCCTCAACGCTAAAGCCAAAAGCCTGCTCTACTGCGACCTTTGTTGCTTCTGAACATCCAACATTCTTGAACCTCTGTAATAGGCTCCTGTGGATGCGGTTTGCAGTGTCGACGTTCTCTGTATATGTTCTGTTTCTGCCATAATAAGCTAAAAGTCTCTTCGCCTCCGTATGGTGGCCAAGACTTCTTAACTCAAGCACAACTCTAATATACAGCGAGTTCTCCGACGTGTTCACTAAGTCAAACGGCTCATATCCGAGCTCGCTGCACTGCTTTATGACATTCTCTGCCCACTCCTGCACTACAGGAGTACGCTGACCCAAAATCAGCTCAGATAACGCCACAGTAAACAACTGTCTTGCTGCTTCCGTGTCTGATTGCCCATATCTCATAGAGTTATGAGCTTTACTTATCACAATTCGAGGGTCCCTAATGAACCTCTGCTCACCATCAACGTTAACAATCTTCTGCTGACACCACAAAATGTCAGAAACATTTGATGTCTTATTCTCTATCTTAGCATTATGTCCAACGTCGTAAAAGTGATCAACTAAGTCCTCTTCAAATCCTCCAAGGTCCTTCTGATCTACAAATAACAACGTATCGTCTCCGTCGATCGCTACATCCCACTCGATGCCGCGTTCTTCAAAGAATGCCGCCAGAATAATCAACATCTGTATGCAATTGCCAATTCCAGTGTTCATGTCACCACTACACCTGCGCCCTTCAAAGCTGTACCTTAATGTTTCGCCCTTCGATTTAGCTCTGCCCTTGTTTCGAATATGCCTCTTCAACATTTCTTTAAGGGTAACATCACCACCCGCCATGGCAACATAAATCGAATGCTCCAACTCTAACATCTCTTCATCAACTTGTCTATCAAACCTACTCATGTCAATGCTGATGCAATAAGGGTTATGAAACCTGCTCATCTTTTTAATGACCATTTCCGCCCTTTCGCGCTGATTCAGCCCTTTGCCAAACAAACGCCCCTTAGGTCCTTTTCTACTGAAGAACCTCTCGCCACTCCAGCCTAGCATGTCATGTTCAATGGGAGACAACCATGATGCGAGTTGTGCACACCACTTGGCACTCCTCCACTGTATTGCTCTTGGATCTGGATCAACCTTCGCGGGATCGAGACCAGCAAACAGTAGGTCATACATACTCGCGACTCGCTTGTTCTCGTTTTTGATCATGTAATTCAACGACGAGTCCTTTACCATGTCAAGTCCCCAACACTCCAAATCACACGCTCCACGAAAATAAGTAAATCCCTTACGAGTACATAGACCACTTCTATAAGCCAAGTCAAAGATGCTACACCTAGGTACAACTCTG